AATGAAGATTCGATAATTAAATCTTCAACACAACAACACAATAGATTTGATAAACATAAAATATATTTATCAAATTAATAATCGTCAAAATCCATAAAGGCACAACATTTTGTAGGCGTCTTAATCATATCATCAAGCACTTTACGTTTTCTTACAATAATCGCATGCTCGCGTGCTAATTCATCAATTTTTTCGTTGCATAAATTTTTCATTATTATTGGTTTCAATATGTCAGGTAATACAATCGGTGCAGAATTAAATTCTTTTCTCAATGTTTCCATGATATCCATGTATTCATTTACTTTTGGCGTAGAATTATATTCTGTTTGCTCTTCTATGTCTGTTAAATAGTTATTTCTAGTTTTTATTTTTTTGTCGCTCACTGCACTAAATTCACCATATGAATCACACGATACAGATGAATCAAGGCCACCGTATGTTTTTGTAAGTCCGGGGAACATCGTATCCTGTTTATAAAACATACTGTCAATATATTTAGGTCCTAAAAATCCTGCATACGAACAATAATTTTTAGTTTCGACAATATCAAATTCCCCTTCATCCGGTTTATGAGTATCATAAAAATTATCATCAATATTTTTGTATTTTCTAAAATATAGGCCATGTTCTAAGATTTTCTGTTTTTGAGAACGTAAACTGTCTTTCGCTAATGACATTAAATTGAGGAAATCTTTGGTGATGCTTGGATGATAACGTTCAAGTTTAATATTTTTTTGGTTAAACGTCAAATCGATATTAGTATCATTTGGATCCGGCGCGTATCCTGTATAAATATTATCCCTGTCTATTCTGTATTCATTTTGTGGTGTGATATTGAAACGAAAATCTGTTTCATCTTCTTCGATATTCCCATATCTATCAAGATCCTCATCTACAATATCTTCATGCGAGACTGCAAATTCAGTGTTCCGATTTATAAAATCTTCATGCGAGACTGTAAATCCAGTGTCCCGATTTATAAAATCATGTGACAGATAAGGACTTACGGTAAATCGACGCAATTCGCTCATTAATGGTAAGTTATCGATGACAGTTCGAGGCTGCATACCATCAAAATCGATATTTTGCACAGCAACAGCAATATTTTTACTTGAACTTATGATAGATTGAATATATATTTCTCTATCAATAAAATATTGTTCAACGTTAGATATTGCCGTATCAATATCATTAACACCGCCATAATTTTTGCATATAGTTATGAATCCCGGAACCTGTAGAGACGCAGGAACTCGTAATTCTTTTATGTTATATTCTGACGCGATACAATGATAACTTTTTTGTGTTTTCGTGAAGATTATTTTACTCGATAACATATTTATAAATTCAGGATCTAATGGATTCGATAACGTTTCTGTCACATAAATAGTTTTACAATTCCTTAAAGCGGTCATAAATGGGTGCTTACGACTGTAGTGTTCGCAAAATTCATGTAATATGATTGTTTGTGTTAAATCTAAAATTTCGCATTCTAAGTAGGTAAAATATTCATAATTCAAGAAAAAACATCCCGTCATCGTAAGACTCTGCCAAAAATTTCTTTTAGTGATAAACTCGCCAGTTATATTTGGACAATATGATATGTCAAGAGTATGACAATTTGGTATTAGTTCAATAAATTTATCTGTCAGATTATAACAATGTCGCAATATTACAGTATCGCAATGTGATATGTTGCCTATAAAATCGTCCGTGATCATTGTGTTGCTCAGATCTATTTTGTAAAGTGTTTTTAGATCTAGAATGTAGTATAAATTGTGCGTACTTAAAAAATTTAAATTTATCATTTTGAGATGTGACGTATCGCTAATTATCTTATGTAGTGTGCTATTGAGCTGGCCCAACGCGAACATTTCTGTAGCTTCTAGATGTCGGCAGATTTGCGTAACGATATCGGAATTTGATAAAATAGACATTATTTATTATACATTTATTATTTGTTTTTTTGGTTATGATTAAAACGAAAAGTTTAGTACAATATATTTGTCCGATTTATTTTTCGTCTTCGAATAACGTGTTATTATTTACTATTTAAATAATAACATGTTCGTTTTTTATTTTAACCCATATGTAATGATATATAATTGTTGTGAATTATGAAGTCGCTCCATTATTTTCGGTAATTTTATGTCATTACCATCTAACCATAATTTTTTCAAATTAATAAGTTGTTTGAATGTTGTCGGAAATTCTTTTATTTGATTATTAGATAATGATAATCGGTATAAATTACTAAGTAGTCCAATTGTTACTGGTAATTCTATTATTTGATTATTATCGGCAAATATTTCGTCCAGATTAACAAGTTGTCCTATTGTTGCTGGTAATTCTTTTATTTGATTGTCAGATAACGCCAATTGTCGTAAATTAATAAGTTGTCCGAACGTTACTGGTAATTCTTTTATTTTATTGCCCGATAATATTAATTGTCGTAAATTAATAAGTTGTCCGAACGTTACTGGTAATTCTTTTATTTGGTTATTGGATAACGATAATCGTTGTAGATTACTAAGTTGTCCAATCGTTGCTGGTAATACTTTTATTTGGTTATCATCTAACCATAATTCTTGCAAATTAACAAGTTGTCCTATTATTACCGGTAATTCTTTTATTTTACGACGAGATAAACTAATTTCTGTTAAAAGAAAAAAATTAATTAATGAATCGGCAATATTATATAATTTCCAAATAAAGTTCAAACGATAACATTTAATATATGATTGCTTAAAATTAAAAACTGCGTAAAATTCGGATCCATAATCAGAAATTAAAAGTCTTTCGTATTGTGTATCACATATTTTATAAATAAGTTTGTTGATCGTCGAACAGCTTTTTATGTCTTCTACTTTCAAATATTGAAATATGTTAAACACAATATCATAATTTTCCATCTTTTTTAGTGTATATATTATTATTTTCTATTCAAATAATAATATATTCAATTTTTTAGTTCAAATTATTAATTTATCCTCCACAGGCGTCTGTTGGTATAATTTTTTTAACCATGTTTGGAAATTATAAAAATTCATAATATCGCCTTCGTGCATATCAAATATTTTCCTAATTTCTTTATTTGGAACTATTTCCTTTTTTGTTTCCTTATTATACATATTATTCGTTTGAAAATATTGGTACATCAAACTCGTGACTGTTGATCGAGGTAAATGAGTATCATCTATATCTAATAATTTCTGTATTTTTTCTGGTACAGGTTGCGGTTTGTTAAATCCAGTATGTTTGCCCGATTTTTTATCTGATGGTTGCGTACGTATTTGCTTTATCTCTTTTTTATGTAATGTTTTAAGTTCTTTCAACTCATACATTAACTTTTTTTGCTGAATATAATTTTCTTGTAACGCTTGAATAATATCATCTATTTTATTTTCAAAATCAACTGATTCTTCTACCTTTTTTTTAGTTACTTTTTTTGGTACTTTCTGTTCAGATCCAAATAGAGTAATAGGATCGGCCGCTTTTTTTGATTTGGCAGGAACAGTATCGCTCGTATTTTTAGATTTACGCGGTGACGTTTTGCTGCCTGAAATATTCGAAGATGAAACTTTTGTTTTTCGCGAGGACATCTTGATATATATTATATAACATTAAAATTTTAAATGCAAAATGCTCTCAAAATATATATTTTAAAAAACTATATAAAAAAAGAGGGACATTAATGAATAACAATGAATAACTGTGATTTTATTGCAACCGCCATCGACAATTCGTTTGTGTTCGACCAAAAAGAATTAGATATGTTAGAAAATAATAAAAAATTTTATACATCTAATCCTGAGCATGTTAATATTTTATTGAGCATCATCAATGGCAAATCAATTATTTCGCTAAGAATCATAGATTGGTTTATTTATAATTTTGCTAAAAAAAATGATATCTGTTATGGCATGAAGTATAACGTATTTGATGAATATCAAAATTTAATGACAGGATACGGCAAAAGATATTTCGATCTATTTTGCAGAGGAAATAATAAAATAATGATACATTACAAGACAGTAAATAATGATATCAATTTCATCACATCAATAGGACAACTAAATTTTTTTAGATGGGCGATTAAAAATAAGATAATCCATTATGTGATTGAAAATGTCGATATTATTGAGAATGATATGAAAGAAGCGTATAAATATAATCAAATAAGAGCACCAATTTTAGTCCAATAAATTATTAATTTTTCGTTTATTAACAAAAAATTAATATAAAGTTGATTTGATTATACATATCAATAATGAGTGATATTTTTGCAACTCCCATAAACGACTCATTTGAGTTTGATCAAAAAGAATTAGATATATTGGAAAATAATAAAAAATTTTTCGCATTCAATCCTAAATATCTAGATACTTTATTAAATATCATTAATGGTGAATCAATTGTTTCTATCAGAATTTTAGATTGGTTTATCTCCAATTTTTCCAAAAAAAATGATACCTGCTATAGAATTAAGATTAATGGTAAAATAAGTCACTTTAATGTTTTTAATGAATATAATAACCAGTTAATAGGATATAGCAAATTATATTTTGATCCATTTTGCCGCAGAAAGAGAAAGATAATGTATCATTATAAAACTGATAGTCGTAATATCAAATTTATCACGTCGATAGGTCAATTAAATTACTTTAAATGGGCCATCAAAAATAAAATAATCATGTATGTGACAGATAATATTACTGATATAGAAAATGATATGAAAAAAACTTTAAAAGAAAATAAACAGCGAAAGTTAGAAATGGCCAATATGGAAATACCCAACTTAATTCAAGAAGAAACTCCTGATCTATCACCTGATCCTGAAATATGTGCCACTACATCTGAAGGTATCAAAAGTTTCCATATATCATCAAAAAAAAGTTCGTCATCAATAAAATCTGACTCTGACACGCGACGTAAGCGGCAACAATTATCGACATCGGTATATGATCATGGTATCAAAAAATCACATATTCCAATTAGATTGGATTTTGATTAATCTGTGCTCGCGTCACTAAGTTCTTCATCTGAAGTAATAACATGTTTATTTTTTTGTTGTTGAAATTTTTTATGTGATACTAATTCGACTTTTAATGATTGTGCCGCATTATTTTTTTTAACAACAACAGGTTCGTCTGATAACAATTCAAATTCGTTAGATGGATCAGTAAATAATGCTGTCAAATTATTTTTAGGTTTATCGCTCAGTATGGGTTTTGTCTGAACTATTTTTTTGGAACGTAACGGCTCTGTTTGTGTTTCTATCTCTGGAATCCTCGCATTTTTCGGTGCGGGACTTTGTATCTTTTTGGACTTTGTAGAAACATCATCATTTAATATTGATACGATGTTGACCGATAAATCGTCCTCGGAAGATGAACTATTTGTGTCAAAAATATATTCACTTGTGATTTTTTCTTGATATGACTTGACCATTATTTTTTGCACTATACAAGCGAGACCAATTCTCTCGCCATCTATCCATATATTTGGAATTTCAACAATAAATTTAACGTAATCTTTTTCCTTTAAATTTTTTGGATTAAATTGTTTGCCGTTCTCCGTGATAAACATATTTTCTTTCATTTCGATTGGCCATTTGATATAAAACATGTTTTTATTCAGATCTGATTCACGAATGAGAGATTTAAATGTGATATCTTTTTGACTGAACCATTTGGCACAATTTTTGCCGATTTGCGCACAGACGTTTGATTCGAGTGCTTCAATAAATTGATAAAATTGGTCTATTTTTGATTTTGAATCGCCCTTAAATAAAGTATCTAATTGATGAATATGTTGATAGGCAGTTGGACGTAATTTATCGGTAACTTCTAAAAAAGGGGTTTGGAATGCGAATGGATCTTGTCCATATGTAATTGGTACTTTGTTAGTTTTTTTGGCAGTTACGAGTAAAGTAATTTTTTTTTCATCAATATCAGATATTTTAAGTGCCTTAATACGTTGTGCTTCCATTTATGTTGTTTGGTAATATAACTGTTTTTGTTTTTTTAACGAATTTATTATAATAAATTCGTTAAATTAGTTGATCACTTCTTTTTCGATCTAGTTGAAACTACTTCACTTTCTTCTTTATGTTTACGCTTTTTTGGAGCTTCTTCCTCGCTTTCTGCGGTCTTCTTATCCTTCTTCTTATCTTTCTTCTTATCTTTCTTTTCAGGTTCTTCATCATCATCATCACTACCTTTTTTCTTTGGCTTTTTAGGAGATGCTTCGTCAGCCTTCTTATTTGACTTTTTTGGAGGTGCATCTTCTTCATCTGATTTTTTATCATCATTTTCTTCATTTGACTCTGAAGATTCGTCTGGGATAAAGTCGCATTGAGATAGATCTGGACCTTTCATAATTCCAGGTATATATTCAATAACCATTATTTTGAATCCAATTCCATACATTTTTTTAGGAGATGTACCTGTTTTAGTTTTATTGGCCCAAAGTTTATTATATGTAAATAAGAGTCTGATTTTTGAACGTAAAGTAATATTATTAGCAACATCTTTTATTTCTTTAGCTGCGATTTGTGTTTTACCGTCGTCAGATAATTTTATAAGTTTTGTTAAATTTACCCAATTTTCACCATCTTTGATTGTATTGAGTTTCATTTTAACGCTATCATGTTTAACAAATTTTTTCTTATTTGGATCTTCTTCCTCTTCTTCTTCACCCTCCTCAACTGTATTCTTTTTGATACAAGGTTGAAATTGATATTGACCAGCTCTTTTTGCAAATATTTTCTCTCTCATTTCATTGGATCCAAAATATGCTTCGACCTTTTCAATATGCTTTCGTAAATCGTTACATGCATCTTGTTTGGGATCTAAACAAACGTTAAGAAATGCTCTTTTATCTTCAGTTGGCCAATATTGTGGATGTATCGGAGGAATTCCGCCAGAAGTTAACTCAATTTGATCTGTTTGTATCAATACTTTTGTTTTCGTCTTGAGCTTTTGATTATTGTAATTAATATATGATATACCTTGTGGACCTTTTTCGTCTAATGGTGATACCATTATATTTTCAAAATCAATATGTCTATAACGATATACTGGGTTTTGTTCAGTAGTTCTTGATGCTTGCTTTTGTTTGTCCATTATGGTTTGATGATTTAGTATGAAGACTGCTTTTTAAATGACAGTTAAAAAATCAATTTTTTTTTTGATCATATATTTTTTTATATCATTTTGCCAAAAAAATTGACTTTATTAATTGTAATTTATATGTATCAGTCTCTATATTGTCCTATTATATAGGGTTATCCTGTCCTATTTGACCAATATCTCAAGCCATGTAACAGCATCATTGACGATTGTTATCGATGTGCCTGGACAGACAATACGTATTTGGGGTCTGCCGATGCAAATAATCATCGATTTTAATGTTGGCGTATCAGAAACTTCATTATTTGAATAGCATATCTTACAATAATTGAACTAGATGCCATAAAATCAATGTTTTTTATCACAAAAAAGTCGTCGGCGTCATTTTTATTAAAAAAATAAAATTGGTTTTAAAAGAATACGAATGAGTTATTTGTCCTATTCGATCGCGAATTGTCTTTTCTGGCACATAAACCACAATTATTAATGATGCTATAGCGAGTCTTGAATTTAATAATCAAATGATTTAGTTATTAGATTGATCATCTTCGGAATTTTGTTCTGATTCCGATTCGCATTTGATACATGGACTATATTGAAATTTATTTCTGAGGTTTCCAAATATCTTATCTTTCATTTCTTTTGATTCAAAATATGCGTCAATCTTTTCGAGATACTCACGCAATCTGATAGTACTCTCATTGTTCGCATCGAGAGGTATTTTAATATATGTCATTTTGTCGTCCGTCTGTTGATGCCGTTGGTCTATTTTGAATGGTCCCAAATTTATGGTAAACCATTGACCATCATTATTAATATTTAATCCTTCAACTGAATAATTGTGTGTTGTATTTTGTTCGGTCATCGAAGTTTGATAGTTTAATATGAAGATAGTTCTGCCTATGAGAGCAAAAATCAATTTTTTAATAATTTAATGATTAAGTTATTAAATAATTTTTTCTGGTCCATCATTTGGTTCGATTGATGCTAAATATGCTTCTATTCTCTCAATATGTTCCTGTATTGCTGTAATTGCCAGATCATCATATGGTATCTTCATAAATTCTCTTTTATCATCATCTAGCCAACATTGCGGACGTAGCGGCGGAATTCCGCAAGAAGTTAGATTTATTTTGCCGGATTGTATCAATATTTTGGTATCAGGTTTTAGATCTAAATATGATATTGGAGACCTAATGAATTGTTCCATGATTATTTCTTAACCTAATATGAAGACAATTCGTATGAATAACAAAATCAATTTTTAATAAAATTAATAAATAAATATTTAATTATTAATTTTCTGCTTCTTCCTCACAAGATCTGCAATAACGGAACTCTTTTTGATAGTCTTGGCAACAGTCACTTTTCTTTGCATAGTTGTCGATCGTTTGATTTTATCATGATCTAATAACAATTCAAATGATCCAGTACCTCCATCTACGACTGTTCCTGCCATGATTTGAGCTGAAACACTGCGCATGTAATCTGTTTGACTGAATGCCGCTGCTGCCAACATCTGTTCAACTGTTTTCTCGAATGAAGCTCTAGAAAATGGATCAGTATCTAATTTATTAGCTCCGTGACGATTGACTGCATTGAGCGTGCCCATGTGTGTGATGGCGTCTGCTAAAATTTTAATATGATGATAATTGACAACCATATTACCTGAACTGAAGACTGCTGCAGTAAATTCTTTGATAAATGCAGCTTTAGCCGCGTTGACGCCAAACATTTCATATATTGCGACGATATCATTGCATGATGTTCTTGCTAAATCAATACCGTTAATTTGTGCAATATCTGATAAATTGACCCCAAATGTGTTAATGACATATCTCTTTTTTCTTGAAACGGTGCCATCGTCATCAAAAGCAACATACGATTCTTCGACGACATCGCTACTATCGGTAATATTTTGAATTCCTTTTATCAAATATTTGTTTACGATAAGATCTTGAAATTGAACAAGAGTATTAAACGCATAACTGCTAGAATCGAATCGAACATGTATAATTGGTACGGGACTATTATCAAAATTACTGACGATAGCACATTGTTGGATCTTGTCTATTACTTTTTTGTATTCTTTCTTAGATCCTTTGCTGTCTTCGTTTCTCATCACCCAATTCTTGCAGAAACTGGATTTTATTTCTAAAATAGATACATTCAATTCATTCATCTTTTCTTTTGATAGAACCAATCTGATGGCCATCGGCAATCCTTGAATATCTTTTTGACATCCATTCTTACTTGATGCAACTTCATAAACGTTATTGACGCCATCTGCCAACATTAGGCCCTTTTTAGGATCAGGATTAGGATCATAAATAATATCTACATGATCTATTACATTTTTGATATAGACTGACTGTAAATGTGACGCAATTTTGTTAGCGATGGTAAGATTATTTTCATATTCTTTGTTTAATATGATCTTCATCGTTGGTGTTTTAAGATTTGGTGTCACGCTCAATAATTCTTTAACTCTCGGTAATTCGGCAGTCACAGTTTTACCAGTTCCCGCTTTATGAAATGATTTCAAATTCGATTGTGTAACCGGTTCACCAATACTTTGGGCGGCAACTATACCAACCATTTCACCACCTGGAATAAGCGCTAACTTAAATCTTTCGTGAAAAAATTCCATAATTGAGTCAAATTCTTCTTTGTTCAATTTATAATCATGTGTGCATTTTTTGGGCGCCAACACATCAAATAAATAAAATTTCAATAAATATTTATTTTTCTGTTCGTCTTCCTTTTTAATAACAGATGCATCATTATATTTCATCAATTTACTGATGTTAGTAGAATACATTTTCTTAATTCCACTCAGAACATAATATGGATCGACTATTTTACCGCCAGTTCTTGTTTCA